CGGAAAGGTCGTGGACAAGTTCACCATGGACGAGTACAACAATGACCGAGCGGGTCTGGAGGCGCGACTGGCCAAGCACGGCATCACGCCCACCAAGAAGCTTTCCGTCAAGACCTTCGACTAAGAGAGGAGAGTGAGCGGTGGTCCCTGACCACCGCTCCACCCGCGTATGGCCAAGAGCAAAGAGATCGAGATCATCAAGAAGGGGTACAGCAAGGACCGCTTCAACCTGAATCAGATCGAGGAATTGAAGAAGTGCATGAGTGATCCTCTGTACTTCTGCAAGAACTACATGAAGATCCAGCATCCCATGAAGGGAAGGGTTCCATTCGTTCCCTATCCCTACCAGGAGGAGCTGATCAACATGTTCCACCAGAACAGGTGGAGCATCGCACTCACGGGACGCCAGCAGGGAAAGACCACCACCGCGGGTGCGTTTCTCCTGTGGAAGGCCATGTTCCACCCTGACACCACCATCTTGATCGCGGCCAACAAGTACAACCAGGCTCTGGAGATCATGGATCGTATCCGGTTCGCCTACGAGAACCTCGAGGAGTACAACTGGCTTCGCGCGGGTGTTCTGGAGTACAACAAGGGAACGATCAGCTTCGACAACGGAAGCAAGATCATCAGCCGCGCCACCAGCCCTGACGCCGGTCGTGGTCTCTCGATCTCGCTTCTATACTGTGACGAGTTCGCGTTCGTTCACCCCAACAAGGCCACTGAGTTCTGGTCGGCCATCTCGCCCACCCTGGCCACGGGAGGAGGCTGTATCATCACCTCCACGCCCAACAGCGACGAGGACCAGTTCGCCCAGATCTGGTTTGGAAGCCAGAACACCATTGACGAGACGGGTGAGGAGCTTCCCGACGGACTGGGAAGCAACGGCTTCAAGGGAATGAAGGTCACGTGGGACAAACATCCCGACCGTGACCACGAGTGGTCGGTGACCCAGAAGGCACAGCTGGGCGAGGAGAAGTTCCGTCGAGAGTACAACTGCGAGTTCGTGGGAGCCGATGAGACCCTGATCAACGCCCTGACCATCGCGGGTCTGGGAAGCCAGGATCCCATGTTTAAGATCGGCGACGTCCGGTGGTTCGAGGAACCCCGAGCCAACCACATCTACGGTGCCGCTCTGGATCCCTCGGCGGGAACGGGTGGAGATCCCTCGGCCATTCAGATCTACGACATGACCAGCATGACCCAGGTCGCGGAGTGGAGAAACAACAAGACCGTGATCCTTGATCAGGTGGGCATCCTGCACAAGAGCCTACTTTACATCCAGCACAAGCTGAGCCGTGACCCTGAGCAGCAGGGAGAGCCCGAGATCTACTGGAGCGTGGAGAACAACGGCTGTGGTGAGGCTGCCCTCAGTGAGATCGAGCATATTGGAGAGGAGAACTTTCCCGGCGTGTTCGTCCATGAGCCCAAGCGGAGTGGCGGTGGTCGAGGCCGAAAGGGTCTCAACACCAACACGAGGACCAAGATGACCGCCTGTATCAGGTTCAAGAGTCTCGTGGAGAGCAGGAAGATGACCATCCGCAGCAAGGCCCTGATCAGTGAGATCAAGAATTTCGTTCGCGGTGACGGTTCCTACAAGGCCAAGCTGGGAAGTCATGACGACCTCGTGATGTCCACGCTCCAGGTGGTGAGGCTTCTGCAGATCTGCGCCGACTGGGATGACGTCCTGGAGAGCAACTTGAAGAGCGCGGGAGATGATGAGGGCGGTGCGGAGCCCATGCCCATGTCATTCTAAAAGAACTCCTCTCCGCTAAATATCAGACTTATTGGAGGAGACCGCATGAGCTCTTTGTTCGACAGCCTCAGCGAGGAACTGTTTCAGATCCTCAAGGGGTCGGGCAAGACGCTGACCCTTTATGGCAGCGACGGAAACAGAACCTACGAGCCCAGCAAGGCTCGCAGGGTGTTCGCCGTACCCGGAAACATGATGGTCAGTGTGGTCGAGGCGGGAAGTGACAGCGAGGTAAAGATCTACCTGAGCCAGAGCACCGACGTCGGTGAGTCCAGCAAGCTGATCAACACTCTTCGTCAGGTCACCATTCGATACAACGTTCTCCTGAACGTGAAGAAGTTTGGTCGAGACCTGGAGCCCAAGGACTTTGCCTTCCAGGCCACCAATGAAGCCGCCATGTGGGGATCTACCCGCACCAGCTATCAGAGCGTGGGTCCCAGCAAGCTGATCGTGCGCCACATGAGCCCCGTTCGCGAGGAGGTCATGGGAAGCCGTAGCCGGAACATCCTCAGCCTGTTCGTTCAGACCAACGAGGGTGAGCGGTTCAAGTTTCCCGTGGTTCATCTCAGTGGGGGCCGGGCATTCGCCCAGCACCTCAGCCAGGGTGGTGCGGCCCATGACGTCCTGGCCACCAGGATCATCGAGATGGCCAGGGAGGGAAGTCAGCTCTCCGGCGTGGCTCGATACGTGAGGTTCAACCGCTCCATCCTGGGTGAGCAGGCCACCGACCTACTTCCAATCATCCGCCGCCGACTGGGTGAGATCCGCCAGACCCTGTCCCGACTGGGTCGTCCCGGCGGTTACGCCAAGCTTCACGAGCAGCTTAGCCAGCCCCAGGCCATCCGGGAGGATGACCGGCTGGGTGGCGAGGTCAGCAGGCTCACCGATCTCCTCCAGATCAACAGCAACCATTCACTGGTAGAGGCACTCGTGGTCCTCGCCGATCTAACTTTGGGTGAAAACATGACTCAGAATCACAACATGTTCAAGGGTGTGCTCTCGCTCAGCGAGGATGCCCAGTCCGCTCTGGCCGAGGCCCTGGTGGACGAGTACGGTATCCAGGAGCAGACCTGGACGGGCCTGGGGGAGAACCTGTTCTTCACCGAGAGCGACGCCATGGAGGCCGCCCTGGACTACCTGGATCTAACCGAGACGGCCTACCAGGTCCAGGAGGATGAGCAGGACGCCATCTCCAACTACGCCAACCAGTGGACCATGGCTCGCCATCGCGCCAGTGGTGAGGCTGGAATGGACAAGCATCAGGAGCAGGGAATCAAGGACCTCGCGGACGGCCTGAGGGCTATCCTTGGTGGTCAGATCCAGATGCCCGACTACCCCGAGCAGGAGATGCGCTTCAGCAACAAGACTGACCGCATTCGCTTTCTTATCACGCTCTTCATCAGCCAGCACAAGCTTCCCAACGATGCCACGATGAACTACATCAGCAGCATCGTAACCAAGATGGGCGAGAACCAGAAGCTGGACGGCGCGGAGAAGACCATCATCCACAAGCTCTACCAGGACCTGATCGATGACGTGGGTCTGGACGAGGCCATCATGAGCGACAACCGCTGGACCGACGATCCCCACTACGTCAATCCCAGGGCCGAGGCCGCCATTGAGCGCAACCTCAAGGACTTCGAGGCGCAGTTTGACGGCGAGAAGTTCCTGGCCACCCAGGGCTATGATGACTTCCTCGATGACACCATGCATCCCGATGACAAGGCCAGCCCCACGGCTCCCAAGTACTTCATTGACGGAATCGTCCACCTGATCAACCTGGATCTGGAGGCCGACGACGTGGTGGGCATGGAGAACAGCCACAACGTTCAGCAGACCGCCCGCCACCTCTTCCAGACCAAGGTCAAGCCCATTCTGGACCAGAAGGGCTGGAACATCAGCGAGAACGTTCACGAGTTCGCCCAGATGGAGGACAAGCCTCAGCACCATGGTTTCTCGGCCGGTGACCACGTGGGTTCCGACCTGGGCTATGGTCGCCTGATCAGCGTCGAGGGTGACATCGCGACCGTGGAGTTCATGAACGGATCCTCCAAGGAGATCCACGTGGATGACCTGGACAAGGTCAGCGAGAGCCTGGGTGAGTACGCCGAGGAGGGCGAGCTGGCGGAGTGGTTCAACAGCTTTGACCCCCGCGCGGTTCTCGATGAGTTCGCCACCAACCCCCACACGGAGGGCAAGATGGCCGCTCGTGCGGGTCGTGGAAAGGCCTCCTGCCCCTACAACGCGGAGACCCAGGATGGACAGGCCTGGCTTCGTGGCTTCCACGGAATGACCGAGCCCTTTGCCAACGACATTGACGAGGACCTCGAGGAGGCCACGGATCCCGCCTATCACAGCGTGTTCGTCCAGCTCGACGACGGAAAGTGGGCCCACCACTTTGATGCCGATGATGTCCTGGACGCCAAGGACGAGGCTCGCTGGTTGAAGAACCAGGGTGACAAGACCATGATCATCCGCGTTCCCAAGGACCAGGCCAACTGGACGGAGACCAACCCCAACGACTTCGTGCAGAACTACCTGGCCAGCAAGAACAAGCCCCAGGCTCAGCCCGCCATGGAGGACGAGGAGCTCAACGAGCTCAGCGGCGCCAAGGTTGACCAGTACTTTGGAAAGGCCGCCAGTGATCGCGGTCGCGCGGAGAGGCAGGGCGACGACGCCCGTCTGGGACGCCGCGAGCGTGGCCTGAGAAAGGCCTTTGATCGCATGCGCCAGGGCGTGTCCGTGGATGAGGGTGTCACTCTTCCCGAGGGAGAGCTGGATGGAATCTTCTCCAATCTGAGGAAGCTGGCCGACGACGCGCTGGCCAATCCCGAGAAGCATGGGCTGAGTCAGCCCATTGGCCAGGACGATACTGATGAGGAGAACTACAACTTCATGAAGGAACTGGCCGGTCTCCTCTCGGGTGAGCTGAAGTCAGAGATGAGCCGTCTTGGATATGGAGAGCTTGGCATCACCTACAATGAGGCCGATGAGGAGATCATTGGTGGAGACCAGGGTCTGGACCTCATCGACGACGTCAAGAGGGACGACGCCAACGAGGAGCTCCAGAACGTGCTGAAGAACGCCTTCTTCCGCACCTGAGCTCAAGAGGGGCGGGGATCAGGTATCTGGTTCCCGCCCCACCCATGAATAGTGACTCTGGTTGGCGGGTGTCGTAGATTCTGGTGGACTTAGTAGGAGAACTCTATGACCAACCTAGTTGAGCAATACGGACGCTACGGCGTCGTGGACAACGGAAAGACTGGTGGCGTCCACACCAGCGTGGAGGTCCTCAGTGACGGCACGACCAAGACCATTGGAACCCACAACACTCTGGATCGCGCCAGCCTGACGGCCAGGGCCCTCCATGAGTACACCAGGAGCAAGGTCGAGGACGAGCCCGCCGACGACGCCAACGCCGACTCCGCCTCGCCCATGACCAAGGTCTTTGGCTTCAGCGTCCTGGGCTTCACGTTCACGGTCAGCCGCTGAAAAAGATTTCCAACCAGGTTAGATGAATTTCGCGTTCCTGACCTCCTGGTTGTATAAATAGTAACAGCAGATGAGGCGGGAAGCTTCATTTGTTTAGAAAACCAAATGGCTCACAAATAGCCCAATAAGAAAAAGAAGGGACAACCCGAAAATGGCTACGCTAGAAGAGATCCGGGCAAAGCTACTTGCCCAGCAGCCCAAGTCCGACGGTAACCGCGGCGGTGGCGACAACTCCATGTATCCGTTCTGGAACTTGCAGGAGGGCGGTCAGTCCTTCATTCGCTTCCTGCCGGATGGAGATCCAAGCAACACTTTCTTCTGGGTTGAGCGGCTGGTAATCAAGCTGCCATTCCAGGGCGTCAAGGGCGAGCATGACCGTGAGGTCCTGGTCGAGGTTCCCTGCATGGAGATGTACGGCGAGACCTGCCCCATCCTGGCGGAGACCCGTCCCTGGTGGAAGGACGACAGCCTCCAGCCCATGGCCAGGAAGTACTGGAAGAAGAAGAGCTACCTGTTCCAGGGCTTCGTCGTCAACAGTGGCTTCGAGGAGAAGGAACTCCCCGAGAACCCCATCCGCCGCTTCATGATCAACTCCAGCATCTACGAGATCATCAAGGGAAGCCTGATGAACCCCGAGATGGAGGATCTGCCCACCGACTACGTGGCGGGTCGCGACTTCAAGCTGGTCAAGACCACCAAGGGTGGATTCGCCAACTACACCACCAGCAACTGGTCCTTCAAGACCCGCTCGCTGAGCCCCGAGGAGGCCCAGGCCATCGAGACCCACGGTCTCAAGAACCTGCGTGACTACCTGCCTGCCAAGCCCACCGCGGAGCAGCAGGCCGCCATTCAGGAGATGTTCCAGGCATCGGTGAATGACGAGGCCTACGATCCGGCTCGTTGGAGCCAGTTCTACAAGCCCAAGGGAAGCTTCAACAGCAACTTCGGCAACAACGCCGGTGGTGCTCAGGCGGCTCCCCAGGCCCGCGCTGGCTATGAGGCTCCCGCGGCACCCGCGGCGGTCAGCGATCCCTTCGCTGCCCTACAGCGTGCCCAGGCCGCCGCTCCGGCACCCGTACAGGCCGCCGAGAGCGTCAGCCCTCCGGCTCGTCCCGCGGGAACGCATGATGCGTCGGACATTCTGGCCCGCATCAAGGCCAAGCAGGCCGGCCTCAACGGCTGACCTGACCCTCTGGGGAGATCCAACCGGGTCTCCCCAGATACCCACAACTTAGATCGTCCTGGTGGTCGCATGAACGCGGGTGTGTCATGCCGCGCGACTCGGAGGACTGCTGGTCTGCCATTCGGTGGATCAGTGATGGCACTTTGGCTCCAACAGAAAGAGAAAACACATGAAACCAGTGGATCTCAGTAAATTCCGCAAGGACATCACAAAGGGGCTTGACGGAATCTCCGTAGGCTTCAATGACCCCAAGTACTGGGTCAGCACGGGCAACTTCGCTCTCAACTACGCGGTCAGCGGTGACTTCACCAGGGGTATTCCTCTGGGCAAGGTAACCATGTTCGCCGGACAGAGCGGCTCGGGCAAGAGCTACCTGGCGTCGGGTAACTTGGTGAAGAACGCCCAGGATCAGGGCTACTTCGTGGTTCTCATTGACAGCGAGAACGCCCTGGACAGCAACTGGCTGACCGCCCTTGACGTCGATGTCAGCGAGGACAAGCTCCTGAAGATCAACGCCGCGATGATCGACGACGTCGCGAAGATCATCAGTGACTTCATGAAGAGCTTCAAGGGAACCTACTCCAGCACTCCTCGCGAGGATCGTCCTAAGGTTCTGTTCGTCGTGGACAGCCTGGGCATGCTGCTGACGCCCACGGACGTCAACCAGTTCGAGGCCGGCGAGATGAAGGGTGACATGGGTCGAAAGCCCAAGGCTCTGAACGCTCTGGTACGAAACTGCGTCAACATGTTTGGTGAGTGGGACGTGGGTCTGGTCTGCACCAACCACAGCTACGCCAGCCAGGACATGTTTGATCCCGATGACAAGATCACCGGCGGACAGGGCTTTATCTACGCCAGCAGCATCGTGCTGGCCATGAGGAAGCTCAAGCTCAAGGAGGACGAGGATGGAAACAAGACCACGACCATCCAGGGCATCCGAAGCCAGATCAAGATCATGAAGACCAGGTACAACAAGCCCTTTGAGACCGTGGAGCTGAAGATTCCATGGGACAGTGGTCTGGATCCCTA